AGATATGACAGCACCTAGTGGTCTTGCTGTTACTCACTAGACGCCGTTACTTGAATTGTCTGGAGGTGACAACAATGACGGATAAGCAATACAAAAAATATAAAGAGGTTGAAGAGGAAATAAGACCTCTAAAGACATTTTTAAAAGGGTTTTGCACTCGTTTCGGTTCCTGTCCGACTTTGATTTTTACAAAGCCAAAATTAAAATTTAAAAGAAGGCAGACTTGCGTTCCAGACGTTTGCGAGATTGAAATTTCTTATGCGTTACAAAGTCGAATATTAGAAGTTATTGGGCAGTATATTCACGAGAAAGAGAAAGAACAGAAAGAACTATGAAGGAGGAAATGCAATGAGCGAAACAGTATCAGGCGAGGAGCTTGAAAAGATAAACGACTATGCAAGAAAGCCGCTCACGGAGGACAAGGTATTTGTTTTCAGGGTGGCGCTTTGTGACAATAACATTGACAGAGACGGTGAAAAGTTTTCATCAG